ATGCAGCAGCACGACGACGACTAACAGCTTCATACAAGTTGTCATCTAACTCTTCTTTAGTTACGATGTAACCAGTAGAGTAAGCAACGTGTGTGTAGCGAGTAGTGAAGCCTTGTACTTCTGAATCATATTGTACACCTTGACCTTCTGGTTTAACAGAAGCTAGACCGAAGCCTGTAAGTTGTACATCTTCTTCATAGTTTTGACCAGATGTTTCTGAATCGAATAAGTCAGTATACTCTACTGCATGTTCGTCATAAACCTGACCCCACCATTGTTTGATACCAGGCCAGAGGGCCTTCGGATGACTTGCGGTACTAATTAAACCTGCCATATAATTCTCCTATTATTATCTATTAAACGCCAGTACGACCAGTTGCAGCACCAACGTAGTTATGTACGTTAAAGCGAACTAGTAATGCTGAGTAAGCACCAAAACCATTATCAGGACGTTGTATTAAACCTAATACTTGGAGAGGAAGACTTAATGTTGTAGCTGGACCAGTAGCAACAGTAGATGAGTATGGAGCACCATTACCTAGAGTTGTTTGGTTAGCAGTTACAGTAACGTTTACGTTTTGGTTTGCATTAGCAGCAGCCCATACAGTAGAGTCACCTTGGATTTCAAATACAGTACCTGGGTCTGTAACTACATAAGCATAGTGTTGACCTGCTGATAAAGGTAAGTAAGTTTTTTCTAATGATAGAGAATTACCTACTAATGAAGTACCAGCATCTGCAACACGAATACCTACAATAACACCTAATGGTAAAGTAGATACACCAACTACACCTGTCCATTTAATGATGTTAGGAACACCATTAGCATCTGAACCAGTAGCTGCCATTACTATATCACCAATTGCATATGTGTTTGAAGCATCTGTTGGAATTGAAAACAGAGTTGCACCTTGTGACCAAGGACTCCCATCTGTATTTTGTACTGGGCTTAAGCCCTTAGGACGATTGATATTCGCCATATATTACTCCTTAAAATTTGTTTGATTGATTCATTTTAATGCCACCCTTAGGGGTATAGAAACCTTCAGTAGATTCTGAAGAAGCCTTACCATTACGGATTGCATCATCTGTAGCATTTACTTTAGCTTGAACAGCTTGTTGGTCTTCTTCATACCACTCTTGTTTAACTTTCATCAAGTAGGCATACTGAGGTTCTTTACCATCTTCACTACGTCCAACTAAAAATCTAACCTTATCTCCGACGTCAGTGTTACGAGAAACAACGTTCTCACGTGTACCACCAACCTCGTCAGGGCTAACAAACTCATAACCACCAGACTGTGCACTAGCAATACGACCTGGACTATCATTAAAAATATGTAAGTGGTAACCTTCTATTTGATGTTCAATAGTTAGTTTACCTTCTGTACCATTAAAGACATTCCGCTTACGTGAAACTCCTGTACCAAGACGGTCAGCTGTAGACCTTACTGTTAATGCTTTCTCTTTTTTCTGTTCAATTGTGTGTGCTTGTGCCATGCTTATCTCCTTAAGACCAGTCGTATGAATCAACGTATTCTTGTTTTGTTTTAAATAGTCCTTGCTTAACAAACTTATCACATGCAGCTTTTGCATCTGCAGGAAGGTTGTCATAGCTTTTCTTTTTAGAAGATGTGCTACCTCTTGTGGTAGAACTATCTACTGATGCAAACTCTTGTGCCTTACCACGAAGTTGTGGTAGTACACTTTCAATTCGCTCATCAAGTTTATCAAGGAACTCTTTACCTTGTAGACCTGGGAACTGTTTACGAATAGACGCTCCCAAACCATTAACAACTTCTGTTGCTTCAATGTCATTACCAAACCATTTATTATCTTCAATCCAATTGGATAGAGATGGGTCTAGTTTAACTGGCTCTTCAACTCTAGGTGTAGCAACAGGTTCTTTCTGGCTACTCTTAGCGTCCTTAACTTCCTCAATACGGTCTTCTATCTCTACGACCAAGTCAGCATCACCTTCACGGATAGCTTCTTTACGTTGGTCTTTTAAACTTAATAGTTCATCTTGGAGTTGCTTTTGTTTACGTTCATAAGAATCCTTTTGAAAAGATTTAAACTCTTCAGTTGCAGCTCTTAGTTCTGCAATCTCCTTATCATGCTTATCACGGGTGACCTCTAACTCTTTCTTAAGTCGGTCATTGTTAGCACGTAAGATAGGATTAATTTCCTTACCACGTTTCTCAAAAGTCTCTGCATCTACCCAGTCTGCTTCATTACCACGGAACTCTTCTTTAGAGACCCATCCGAAATGACGAGCATTCTTTTCAACTTCAACATTAACTTCTACGTTATCTTCACTCATTTTAGTTCCTCTCTATGTATAGCTACCACATCTAAGTCATTAATAACTCGATACTCTTTATTATCAGATGTCTCTTTACCTTTGTAAATCAAACCTGAATACTTACCAAAAGTAATTAGGTCACCTACCTTACACCAAGCACTTGGTTGGTCTGAGTAGGCAGTTGTACCTAGTTCAATAACCGTACCTCGCATTTGAGCAAGTCGTTCCATATCTACTGTATCTTTAGAAAGTATAATACCTCCTACTGATACCTCTTCTAGGGCTAGTGGTTGTACTAACAACCTATGTCCTACTGGAGTAATGCCACTATTATTTACCATAGTTAAGCCCTTCCATCATATCTTCATAGTTTACATTCACTATGTTTATTACTGCTGCACATCGACCTTTAATTTCTTCAATGTTGTCATACGAACCTGCAACTAGGTTCTCTTTTAACTCTTCTCTGCTATTTAATAAAGACTTAAAAAAAGCTTTCGTTACTGGATGCTGAGTCCATTCCTGGAACTCCTGCGCGGTTAGAATCATTACTATCCTCTCTTTGGTTATTACTATCTATTTCAAACGCCTTCATCATTACTTCTGCTTGCTTCATCAGATGGTCTCTGTGAGACTTCTCTGCCCCAATCTGAGCATTGAGTAAAGCTATCTCATGACCAGTGCCCACACCTTCAGCTTCTGCCATAAGTTTTACTGCCTCAGCTTCCAACTTCTTAACTGTTGCTTGTGTCTTCTCTGCCTCTTGTGCTAACTTCATTGCTGCTATCTTACCCTTCAACTGCATATCTGCTTGCTTAACTTGACTCTTAATTTGTTCAATTTGTAACTTAGGATTCTGTGGAGGTGGTACAGCGTTAGGACCTTTAGGGTCTGGTAACACTTTGTCTATGTCAGCTACCTTCAATGCCTCTAGGTAACGTCTATTAACTTCATACAGGTTGTACCCTGGAGAACCATGAGCTGCTTGTAACACTGCTGTTGCTTGATTAACTCGTTGTGCATCTGACACTACATTAGGGTCTGAAGCTGGGGAGATGTCTTTAGCATCACCTTGAAAGTCTTCTATAATTGTCTCTTGAGCACCAAACTTAGTTTCTTTAGGAAGGTATAGTTGGTTAAGACGATATTGCTTTTTAAACTCTTGTTTAAGTGAACGGTGTACTCGTTTAAAGATACCAGAGAAAATCTTCATACCTTGTTCTAGAGTGTTACGACTAGTTTCAGCAGGAGTGTTTTGACCTGGACTTACACCAACCATAGCATCAGTAGCAGAACCTACACGTTCACCATAACTAATTAATAGATTAAGGAGAGTAAATAACACTTGACTTGGTTCACGTACAGGTAGAGGGAATACATTCTTACGAATGTCATCACCAGTTGTTTCTACATGCTTCCACTCTAGGGGAGCAAACGATTGATTACCACCGCGAATTTTAAGACCACGGCCCAGAAAACCACCAGCAGTATTCGCCATAGTACCAGCATCAATAAGCTGATTGACAATAGTATTAATAGACTCATTAAGAGGACCAAGAAGGACTCCAAACCCAAGGTCATAGAAACCACCATCAGGAGAAGGAATAAAGCTATACTTGGTAAAGTATTGTTCTGCAGCAATAAATACAATGCGACCATTCTTTTTCTCAATAGAGGATTCAAAGTAATTAGCCATAATACGAAGAACCTTCTTAGATTCTTTATGTACAGTTACAATGTATGGTTCTGAATACCCATCACCATCTAAGTCTAAGTAAC